CTCAAACCGCTGGTGCATCACAAGATAATTTAAGTAGTGGTAACAACAAGGAACAACCTATATATCCTTGGCCACAAATGATTAAAGAAACTGCGGGAACTGATGGCCACGAAAAGTTTGAAATTGTTTATCCTGGTGATTCTTCGGTGATTACTCAAACAAAAGGATTTTTAGCGGACGAATGGCCTGAGGTTGAATTTGTTGAGGAATTTATTAGAGGTTATGTTGAAAGAACTTCTCCACCATCAGACAGTACGGCATCTCCAAATGAGTTAACCGAACCTCAAAGAATTTCAGTGGACGCAATTGAATTCCCAATTAAAAATGACGTTTACGGTAATAAAGAAGAAGTTAAGTTTTTTTATGAAATATATGAAAGAGTGTTACTAACGACATTTTACTCAAGGCTTGGTAGATGTAATGACTTTATATCTGATTCAGATAAAGTTACTACTATTATTGCGGATGCTGAGAATATTAACATAGTTAAAAGTTTATCAAATGATAATCCATTTATAATTCAAAAACTTAAAGAATATGCCTACAATGGTGAAAATTTTGAAACAGTCCTTAGACATATCTCAAATGAAGGTATGGGGGAAAGTTGGCAAAACTTTATTAGAGGGATTTTTAATACAAAATATATTAAAAACTTAGTTAACAATTCTAGTTTTGAATTTATTAACGAAAAAATCCTTAAGGATAGTTTATCACAACCAATGGTTTCATTACCAAGCGAAGTTCAATTCGCAGAATATATTAACGACTCAACAACGTCTAACGAATATGACTTTGCTGATACATACCCTTTCACAAATAATGATTGGGTTAAAAAATATTTGGCGAATAGTAAAACAGTAACAGATGAAAAAATTGCCTTTGACACCAGACAAATATTAACTTACTCTTCGGATAATAAAATTATTACGAATATTAAATCATATGAATCAGGTAAAAAACCATTTACTAACTTTATTTCAGAAACAACAATAACACCAACTGAGTATAATACGACTGTTGGTATGAAAACGTTTTATGAAACAAGAAAAAATAATTATAAAGACCAATTATTTACCGAAGGTAATTTAAAATACAATGATTATAATGGTCTTGTAACTAGTGAACAAACGGTGTCTATGTTTAATACACCATATTTTATTAACGCAATTCAAGAAGGGGTTGAAAATTTTAGAAATTTTAATAACACACCATATACTGAGGCCGCGTATCTTTTCTTAAATAGTTTACCATTATCTACTCTACGAGAAAAGTATAAAACAAAAAACGAATCTGATGATTTAAGTTATATTTTTGCAACACTTAATAAATTTGGTGGTGTACATAAGATACCGTATTCTTGGGTATTAAAATATGGGTCAATATGGTATCGTTATAAAAGGTTTATTGAAACTGGAGTTGATATTATAGGAGCTTCTTGGTCTGATTTTGATTATCTTAAAAATTATGACCCCGTTAATAACTTGCCGACAACAATGTACACGTTTAGTGCTAGTTCTCAAATTGGTATTGTTGACATTGTTTTAGAAAAAAATGTCACAATAGGTGGAGAAGTTTCAACAACAATTAACACAGGTTTTTACCCTAAGTTAATTAATGATTTTAACGTATTCTACCAAGGATTTGAGATTTTCTCAGCATACACTAGTACCGCAATTGGAGAGGGTATTAAGTCTGGTTTTACGTTAAATTATGTTGATAACGCCATTATTAGTAAATCCGAAGGATTTGACACGTCAATACCTAATAGAGATTTAAGAATATTTCCTTGGACTGTGTCAGTTAATACTTTAGATGGGATATCTTCATTTATTTTTCCTTCACAAGGTTCATTAGTTAATCAAACAAATAATGAATGTTTTGATGCAAATACAGGTCAAATAAAATTTGAAGTTATGGGTAACAAAGCTATGTATGATGGTTCTGTTAGAACTTTTTGGACGGCACCTAATTACGGATATTTTGACAATAGTAAAATAGTTAAGGCAAATCCATCTCAATACATGAAAGAAATCTTCTCAGGAAAAAGCTTTCAAGAAAATTATTCATTAAATGGGGTTACTTCACAGTATTCAAATATTAGTGAAATGTTCTCTGTGTTTGAAAAAGATGTTTTAGATTTATTTGAAGTTGAATTTTTAAACTTCTCAAAATCAAAGTATGACTATACTATGAGTAGTATTAGTTCAGATAATTCAGACACCGCTAAACCGTTCTATAATTTTCAATTATTAATGATTGAATTAATGAAAGTTCCTAAAATAACAGGGTCGACAGGGGAAGATTATGTTAGAAATGCTCAATCTGCACAACTTACAAGTATAACTAATTTATTGACAAGGTTTATTAATACTGATGTTGCGTTTAAAAATGGTAATCCGTCTAACTATGATAAGAAATTATTTTATACATTCTCAAACTATGATATTACCGACCCATATACTTGGGAAAAATATTCATTAACAACCCCTAATGCCGTTCCTGTAAGTGGTGGGCCGACTACTTTATCATCATCAAAAAGTTTATACCCTAATGAGTGGAGAGCTTTAGAAACATACATTGGGTTTTCTGAAATACCACAATTGGATTATGGGGACAATGGTTCGTATATTACTGACTTTTTTGTTGACTTAAACATTTCGTTTACCGTAGATAATATAATTAATTTTTCACCGATAGTTAAAATTTATGCGACTCAAAAACTAAAAGAGTCTACTATGAATAAAACAAAATTTATTGGGTTAATGGATGAGTATCTAAAAGACTCCTTAGATTTTAAAAATAAAATATTTAACAATTTAATTATTAAATTACAACAGGCTTTACCTAATGTTAATAATACTCCACAATCAACAATCGATTCTGTTTTAGAAGGACCTCAAACAAAGGTCGAATTATGGGAATCATTCAAGGCGATTAATGATAAGTGGATTTCGGGGAATGACTTTAAGACTAAAACATTGTTTGAAGATGTTTTATTATTGGATAGAGCGAGTAGAAATATTGGTGATAAGATATTAGTTGATGTTTTTAAATTAAAAAACAGATTAATTAATATAAACCCAAAAGCAACAATGCTTAGTTTTGTACAATCAATATTGGTTGAGAATAACTTTGTTGTAATGAATTTACCGTCATATGTTAATTTCTATAATGTTCAGGATGCGGTTAAAAACCCAAAGCCAAAAGTAGAAGGTACTTTAGAGTTTGCTAATACACTATTCGGTACTTTTATGAATGTTGACTATAGAGAATCTAGCGCTAAAATGGTTTGTTTTTTTGGAGGTAAACCGAGTGAACAATTAGATTTAAAAAACAATGTTGATTTTAGATATAGAAATGATGCGTTTGATTTAAGAAGGGCTAGTGATAATCCGTTAGTTGAAGATTTAACTAACAAGAATGATTGGGACAAATCTAATAAGGTTGTAGGATTTAACGTTGATATTGGGCCTCAAAACCAATCTATGTTTTATGGGTTTACAGTTTCTCAAGATGCGGGACAAGCAACCGCAGAATCTCTTGAAGTTTTAAATCAAATGGCAAATCAAGGGGGTAATAGAGGTGGTTCCACACAAAGCAACTCGTTATATAACTTATACAAAAATAGAAGTTATTCTTGTACAGTGTCTATGATGGGCAACGCGATGATACAACCAACAATGTACTTCAATTTAAGATACGTACCTATGTTTAGTGGTCCTTATATGATTACAAGTGTTAATCATAGTATATCACCTGGTAGTTTTGAAACTATTATTGATGGTATTAGACAACCAACGGCGTCATTACCTAAAATTGATAATTACTTACAAACTTTAAAAACTAATTTATTACAATCTATTATCGAAAAGAATAAACTTGATACTCAGAAACGTGCTGAAGCCGAAAAGAGTCGAAGTACTAATGTTCTTGGTCAAACAGATAATGTTGTTACTCAATCTAGTGATAAAGATAGTACAACAATAAATAATACGATTGAAGAGACTTGTCAACCTGATTCTAAATACGCAACATGGAAACCTTTAACAGGGCCAACAAAGACTACAATAACATTTAAAACCGCAATAACGACTATTAAGGGTCTGACTAGTAATGTAAAATTACAAAAAGTAATATTCTCTACAATTTATTTGGCATCAAATGATGGTACTGGGTTAACAACTTACGAAAATAACTTTGGTGGAATTACTATAGACCAAAATTGGGGAGGGTCTGAGACATACTTTGACACTAACAAAAATTTCTATTGTTCAAGTAAGAATCACCCTAATGCGGTTTTTGATTCGTTCTCTGATGTTGTAACCATGATGGTTAATAGATGGTCACAAAGAATGAGTTCACTATCAGATGATAGCGTATCACAAATTAGTAAGTTTTGGATTTTAAATGAAAATATTGCTAATACAGAAATAAGACTTAATCCAATTAATGTCTATGATAAAATGTCTGCAACAGACAAGGCAAATATTGAATCTAAAGTTACAAAGGCCATTGATTTATTCAAAGGCTCTAATTAAGTAATTTTTTAATAATAAACGATATTTATATAGAAACACTATTATGAACACAAAATTAATATTAGACAACTATTTAGGCAAAAATACCAGAAGCACTGAGAAAGACTTGGGTGATGGTTCTAAACAAGTATGTGATTTAGACACTGGAGATTGTTACACTATCAGAATGAAAGATGGTTTAATTGAAAGAGTTGATAATACAATGACAAAAAATAAAAAGATTCAGGTTGAAACTCTAACAGGGGTGAAACAACTTTTAAACGGTTAAACAAATGAAAAGAGTAGACAATAGAATTATTGAGGAAATCTCAAGATATAAATCCATTAACAATTATATCTTCGAACAAGAGGCAACATTACCTCCACCTCCTGAAGAAGGAGCTTTACCTCCTGCCGACCCAGGAGTTTTTCCGCCAGCGGATGCAGGAGCAATGCCTCCACCACCTGTTGGAGTTGAACCACCTGCGGCACCTGCGCCAGAACCAACAACCGTTGATGTTGCAACTGACCCTGATGTTGAAAAAGTTGGGGAAGAAAAAGGTAAGACTGAGGAACTTGATATTAGTGACTTAGTTAACTCACAAAAACAAGTTGAGAAAAAACAAGAAGAATATTTTGATAACTTATTCAAACACCTTACAGACTTAGAAGGTAAATTAGGTGAAATGGATAATATCATGAATAAGTTGAATGACTTAGAAATGAAAGTTGAAAAATATAGAGAAAAGACACCTCAAGAAAAATTGGAACTTAGAAGTTTAGACTCAGGGCCATTTAACCAAAAATTAACAGATTTCTTCGAAGATAAAGAAGAAGATATGGAAAAGTCAGGAAAAAATGAGTATATTTTAACCAAAGACGATGTTGAGGATTATTCACCAATCGATATTAAAAAAACATTTAGAAACTTTGAAGGGTTAGATGACCAAATCGATTCTTTCAAACAAGTTAGGTAAAATATAAAACGGTCTTCGGACCGTTTTTAGTTTAAAATTTATTTGACAAACCCATAGTTGGTACTTATACTTATTTAAATCAATTAAATACTTTAACAAATATGGCGACAAATTCATTAGACGCGGTTTTAGCTCAATACGAGCAAGCGAAACAAGGTGGTTCTTCTTCCACCTCAAAATTCACACAAGAAGAAAGAATGAAAAAATACTTCGCAGCTATCCTTAAGGATACTGAAAAACAAGGTCAACGAAGACTACGTATTTTACCAACACCAGATGGTTCTTCACCATTTAAAGAAGTTTGGTACCACGAGATTCAGGTTGACGGGAAATTCCAAAAATTTTATGACCCAGGTAAGAATGACAATGAGCGTTCACCATTGAATGAAGTTTATGAAGAACTACGTTCAACAGGTAAAGATTCTGATAAAGAATTAGCGAAACAATACTTATCTCGTAAATTTTACATCGTTAAAGTTATCGACCGTGATAACGAGTCTGATGGAGTTAAGTTTTGGAGATTCAAACACAATTACAAAAACGAGGGTATCTTAGATAAGATTATTCCTATTTGGAGAGCTAAAGGTGATATCACGGACCCCGATAATGGTCGTGACATTATTCTTGAGTTAACCAAAGCAAAAACACCTAAAGGTGCGACGTATACGGTTATTCAAACTGTTATGTATGACGACCCAGCTCCTGTACATGAAAACAAAGAGTCTGCGGACGCATGGATTAAGGATGAGTTAACTTGGGAAGATGTTTATTCTAAAAAACCTGAAGAATACCTTGAATCTATTGCTCGTGGAGAAACTCCACGTTGGGATTCTGACAAAGGTGGTTATGTATACGGAGACTCATCTCAAGGTGAAATCTCTATGGGTGGAGAATCTAAAAAAGTAAATTCAGACCCACAAGCGAACGCAGAACCTGACGAAGATATGCCGTTCTAATATTACTAATGAGCTTGGACAATTACTAGGACACAATGTCTATGTAAGTGTCTAAGCTCTTATTTTTTAACTAAAAAAAAACAATAACATAGACATTTATGGCAATCAAGAAAAACGATTTTAAATCGATTAAAGATAAGTTCTCAACATCTGCAAAATATAAACCACAAAGATTTTTTGATTTGGGTAACGACTTTTTAGACGCCGTTGGACTACCAGGGCCTGCTATAGGACATTTAAATATGTTCTTAGGTCACTCAGATACAGGAAAGACAACTGCGTTGGTAAAAACTGCGGTTGACGCTCAGAAAAAAGGAATTCTTCCTGTTTTCATTATTACAGAACAAAAATGGTCTTTTGAACACGCAAAACTTATGGGTTTTGATTGTGAGGAAGTTGTTGATGAGGCGACAGGTGAATTAGATTGGGACGGGTTTTACATCTTCAACAATAACTTTGATTATATTGAACAAATTACTGACTATATTAATTCCTTATTAGACGCTCAAGAAAAAGGTGAGTTAGATTATAGTTTATGTTTTATGTGGGATTCAGTTGGTTCTGTTCCTTGTAAGATGACTTACGAAGGTAAAGGTGGTAAACAACATAACGCATCTACATTAGCCGATAAGATTGGTATGGGTATTAACCAACGTATTTCAGGAAGTCGTAAGGCGGATTCGAAATTTGAAAATACTTTAATCATTGTTAATCAACCTTGGGTTGAATTACCTGACAATCCATTTGGTCAACCAAAAATTAAAGCTAAAGGTGGTGAGGCGATTTGGTTAAACTCATCATTAGTTTTCTTATTTGGAAATCAAAAGGGCGCGGGGACAACTAAAATTACCGCAACTAAAGACAAAAGAACTATTAAGTTTGCGTCAAGAACTAAAGTATCTGTTATGAAAAACCACATTAATGGTTTAGGTTATGAAGACGGTAAAATCATTGTAACACCACACGGATTTATTGCAGGAAAAGAAGCATCAGAAGAAAAAGCGTCAATTGAAAAATACAAAAAAGAATACGCGGATTATTGGAAAGAAATCATCGGAACCGATGGTGACTTTGATTTGAGAGAAGAAAGAGAATCGTAACATTATAAAAAAAACTAAGTGATTAAAACGTTAATAATTGACGGAAACAATCTTTTTAAAATAGGTTTTCACGGTGTTAGAGATTTCTATCATGAAGGAAGACACGTTGGAGGAACTTGGCATTTCATAAACACAATCAGAAGATTTATCGAGGAACAAAACTTTGATAAAGTGGTTGTGTTTTGGGATGGCATTAGTAACTCATCAGCAAGAAGACTTATCTATCCACAATATAAAGAACACAGACGAAGTGATTTCAATGAGTTTAAACAAGACTCCTTTGATGAACAAAAGGAGAGGATTAAACAGTATTTGGAAGAAATGTTCGTTAGACAAATCGTCATTGATAATAATGAGGCAGATGATTTAATCGCATACTATTGTCAAATATCTGAAGACGAAATTAAAACCATTTTTTCGGGAGATAAAGACTTGACACAACTTATTTCAGATAAGGTGTCAATCTATTCCCCAAACTCAAAACAAGTTTATAAAAACGGTGATAAGATAAAGATTCAATTCCATGAATTCCCACATCAGAATATTAAAACATATAAAATATTATCGGGAGATAAGTCAGATAATATAGACGGAATTTATTATTTAGGGGAGAAAACTTTAGTTAAATTATTCCCTGAACTACTTGACCGAACGGTAACTATTACCGATATTTTAATAAAGGCTGAGACTCTTTTAAAGGAAGATAAAGATAATAAAGTATTACAAAATTTATTATCAGGTAAAACCAAAACAGGGGTATACGGTGAAGAATTTTTTATTATTAATGAAAAAATAGTAGATTTGTCAAAACCATTAATAACTGATGAGGCAAAAGAATTAGTTGAATTATATTATCGAGAAAGTTTAGACCCCGATGGACGAGGATATAAAAATCTTTTAAAGATGATGATGAAAGATGGGTTCTTTAAGTTCCTACCAAAAGGTGACGATGCTTGGGTTAACTTTGTTAGACCATTCATGAAATTAACAAGAAAAGAAAAAAGAAATTACAAACAAATAAAATAAATATGAAAGAACAAGAATCAACAAAATTAGAATTCTTAATGATGGTAAATGATAACATCATAGTACAAAGATTTTTTAATGTTAGGGAGTTTAATCCTGACGCCAAAAACTCATTAGACCTCTATGAGTTGTTATTTAATTTTAGTGATGACATTAAGCATCAACTTAAAATGAAAACAGTATCTTACATGATGGACAATCAGTATGAAATTACTAACAACCCTGCGGTTTTAGACACATCGTATATTGATGGGCCTGAGTATTTTAATGCGTATATTAAGATGGGCGATGTGACAATTTGTCATAGACAGTTCGACGCAAAAATATACCCGCCTAAGATAAGATACACCGTAGATGTACGCCCACACCTAAAAAACTTACTTATGTCCTTGACTGACATTTTTTCATCTAAAAATTTAACATTCGAGTACCTCGGACTTCCTTTAAAAGGTTAATATTTATCAAATACAACAATGAAAAAACTATGGCGTCAAACAAAAATTTCGAATATCTAGGTAGCGGATTTCAGCTACAATTATTAAACCAAATCATTATCGATAAAGACTTTGCGAGGTCTATTCTTGATGTGATTGAAACAAATTACTTTGAAAACAAATATTTTAAAATCATCATTCAGATGGTTAAAGAACATTACGCAAAGTATGAACATACACCAACATTTGACACTTTAGAACAAATCACCAAATCTGAATTACAACAGGAGTTGGCTTCAAAAATTGTTATTGATACAATTAATAAAATTAAAGACGCTCCACTTGAGGGAGGTGAATTTGTTCAGGAAAAGTCTATGAAATTCTGTAAACAACAAGAGTTACAGAAAGTAATGAATAAAGCTCAAAAAATCATCGATAGTGGTGAATTTGAGAACTACGATAAGGTAGAACAGTTAGTAAGAAACGCTTTACAAGTTGGAGAAAGAGAAGATGGTCAATCTGACGTTTTCTTTAATTTAGATGAGGTTTTAAACGAGGATTATCGACACCCTATACCAATGGGTATTCCAGGTATTGATAGACTCTTAAAAGGTGGTTTGGCTAAAGGGGAAATTGGTGTGGTACTGGCACCTACAGGTGTCGGTAAATCAACACTACTAACAAAAGTTGCAAATCACGCCTTTAATTTAGGGTATAATGTACTTCAAATATTTTTTGAGGATAACCCAAAGATTATTCAAAGAAAACACATTACTTTATGGACGAAAATTCATCCTGATGAATTGTCTTTAAGGAAAGATGAAGTTATGGTTAAAGTACAAGAAGTAAAAGATTCAATGACCAATAAATTAATCTTAAAGAAACTACCATCTGATACGATGACTATGTTACAAATCAAAAATCAAATTAGAAAAATGATTGCGGATGGGGTAAGAGTTGATATGGTATTATTAGATTACATTGACTGTGTTGTTCCTGATAGGAATTTAGGTGACGAATGGAAATCTGAAGGTTCGGTTATGAGAGCATTTGAATCAATGTGTCATGAGTTAGATTTAGTCGGATGGACTGCAACTCAGGGTAATAGAAGTTCAATCTCTTCGGATGTGGTTACTACAGACCAAATGGGTGGTTCAATCAAAAAAGCTCAGGTTGGTCACGTAATTATTACAGTTGCTAAATCTCTACAACAAAAAGAAATGAAATTAGCGACTATTGCAATTACTAAATCACGTATTGGTGATGATGGGGTTGTATTTGAGAATTGTAAATTTGACAATGGTATGTTGGAGATTGACACTGAAAGTTCGGTAACATTTTTAGGATTAGAAGAACAGACCGAAGAAAGAAATCGACAAAGAATAAAAGATTTGTTAGATAAAAGAAAAGAAAAACAACAAACACAAAACTAAGAAAAAAACATGGAAAAAATTTTAATAGAGAATCCAAATAGATTCGTTATTTTCCCAATCGAACATGACGATATTTGGGAATATTATAAACAACACCAAGCGGCGTTTTGGACCGCAGAAGAGGTTGATTTGTCAAATGATATTAGAGATTGGGAAAACCTATCAGATAATGAAAGATTTTTCGTTAAAAACGTCTTATCATTCTTTGCGGCATCCGACGGTATTGTTAATGAAAATTTGGCAGAAAACTTCTTAAAGGAAGTTCAATACCCTGAGGCAAAATTCTTTTACGGATTCCAATTAATGATGGAGAATATTCACTCATTAATGTATTCGTTACTTATCGATACCTATGTATCAAACCCACAAGAAAAAGATGAATGCTTTCATGCTATTGATAGATTACCTGCGGTACAAAAAAAGGCAAAATGGGCGTTAGATTGGATAGAGAATTCGACCTTTGAAGAACGATTAATCGCTTTTGCTGCGGTTGAAGGTATCTTCTTTTCAGGTTCGTTCTGTGCAATTTTTTGGTTAAAATCTCGAGGTATTTTACAAGGGTTATGTAATGCTAACACTTTGATTTTCAAAGATGAGAACTTACATTGTGACTTCGCAATTCATTTATTGAATAATCACATTGAAAACA